TGATGATCTCCCCGATGGGGTTGATGAAGATGTTGTCTATCAGATGGACCTTAACGCTGTTGGTAGGAAACCGACAGTTCGTGAGACAGAACGTACCAATGTTTGGCGCGTTCCAGAACGAGCTATCACTCGTTTTGATGTTGATCCACGTAGACCACAAGACATCGAGCAGTGCTACAATGCGGTTAAACGCAATTTGTGCTATGCTGAATGTAAAATGGTTATTGAGGGAGTTCCATATAAGAGTGTTACTCGCATTCTTTTTGTCAATTCGAAGACCATTGTTGCTAACAATCATGCGATCGTGCATGGTGCAAAGATGACAGTGTGGTTTGGGAAGAAGACAGCGGAGGGTATCCAACCCTCTGTTTGTTTTGACATTCAGGAAACTATGTTGAAACGCGATCCTTCGCGAGACATTGTTTTTATTGAGACGTGGAGTTTTCCTTGTCTTTTTAAGAAGATCAATCATCTTTTTCCTAAGCGCAGTTTTCAGTGTGTCGGACCTTCCTTCTATTTTATGAAACAAGAAAATGGAAGTGTCGAGATTCGTGACTGTTATGGTCTCATGAAGAAGCCTTTGGGTGGATTTGTTAGCGCCGAGGCGGCTGATTTTGATGCCTGGACTGTCCGTCCGTCAAAGCCAACTGAACATGGTGATTGTGGAAGCATTCTTGCCGTATCATCACCTGTTGGCGCGGTTCTGCTTGGCTTGCACTGTGCATACAGTGCCGAGCAGAATATTGCCTGGACAACGCCACTTTTCTTTGAAGATTTCATTGATGCTCCGATGGTTCAGATTGGTGTTCTTAAACCAGCAGTTCCTTTGGCTCAGGTCAAGGTTATTGCTGGTGAGTATCACCTTGAAGAAAATGATAAGCTCTTCACCGATTTTCATAAGGACGGTAAGATGATCGTTCATGGTCAACTTGTTGGGTTTCGACCCCGCATGAAGGCCACTGGAACTAAAACTACTATTGCTAGTTATGTTCTTGGTCGTGGTGAGGAATTTTCTCCTCCCATTACTGATCGATTGTTTCGTCCTTTGATGGGTGCGTGGGAACAACCCCAGAATGTTTTGAAGAATTATCTTCATCCTACTCATTCGATGCGTGAAGATGTGTGGCGTGCGTGTGTACGCGCGTATTGCCGCCATTTGAAAAAGCATCTTACGGAAGAAGATCTTGCGGATATCCATCCGGTTCCGCTTGATGTCGCGGTCAATGGTTTTCCAGGTGTTCCTAATGTTGATGCGCAGAAGTTTACAACTTCTGCAGGACATGGGCATACTGGCGCTAAATTGCAATTTCTCTCAGAGCAAGAGGCCTATGAAGAATGGTCACATTATCGTAAATACGATGATGTGATCGTTTCGGAGGTTAATGAGATGAGAGAAAATGCTGCAGCA